GGCACACTACATTTCCAGTGACGGTGAGAACATCCGAAGAGTCTCCGCTGACGAAAAGGTTCGAGCCGACTGAGAGGAGGTGTTCAGGTGTAGTGTTCGCGATACCCACCTGAGAGACCCGCAACCCTGTATTCTCTATATCGAGATATCCGTTCACACCTTCCACAGGCATAGTTATTATTGGTAAATGTTATTTTCTTACAAAGTGGGAGGCATTTTGGAGGAAAAGGACTTTACGAAGTCGGGGCAACGGGCCACTCAACACCTGTGAGGTTTCCATCTTCATCGAGATCCGGTGAAGACATACCCGGGAGGTCACGGAGGTGTTGGCGGTACCGTTTCCATTTTTTAAAGGTTTCGTCGTTTATGGGGTAATCCCTCATCACGTACTTATCTGTGGAAGGAAACAATGCGTCCCGTTCAGAACGGAGTTTCGTCATGGCATCGACTTTACGATCTTGTATGACTTCTGCGGCCGCAATTTCTTCTGGGGGTCGTGGACCGGTTGTATTAAGAGTGTCCTCCATATAGTATATATTTACATTTTTAATGTATCTAATCGTTTTGGAGGGTCTGGTAATTCTGTGGTCATGTTAGATTGTTGTACTACTCTCAAGTTACCTATATAGTTCGCCCATTCACTTTGTTGGTGTCTCGATAATTCAGACCAGACTGAAATGGCGTATTTATCAGCTTCATCTATGAGTTCATTGATTTTGGTATTACGAGCATTTCTTTCTTCATCATCTTCATCTACAATTTGACACGAGATACATATATCATGTCTATTCATCGTGTTTTATGATATACTTGATGTTATAATTTTGTAATAACGACGTAGCCGGCATCGTTGTTAACACCTGCAGTATTTGACTGACTGGAACCCGAGTTGTATGAGCTACCACCACCACCACTTACGCCATAAACTCCACCAGCACCGGACCCGGTGTAGTGAGACCCCGACCCTCCACTATAACCACCACCACCACCACCACCATGAGTCCCGGAACCACCACCACCACACCCAAAACCTCCTTGCACGGTGCTGTCGCTCGGGCCACATCCACCACGTGTTGCCCCCAAACCCCCATTAGTAAAGCTGATCCCCCCACCGGGGTTGCTACCGAGCTGACTATAATAGCTTTGAGAATTTTGTTGGCCACTGGGGTAGGCCCATCCATTGGTAAAAAAACCCCCACCACCCCCAGACCATCCACAATCACCGGCTGAATGAGTATGTTTACCGCCATTACCACTGGAATCGGCGTGGGTGGAGAAATTATAACCACCTTGAGTACTGGTCAAACCATGACCCGCAGCCACACTATTCGCGTATGAACGGCCGGCCCCCCCCCCCTCCCCCTGCAATTACTAATATTGACGCATTTGTATTATAAGGTGACTTAATAACACCCGTTCCACCTCCTCCGTATCCCGCATGGCTCGAAGATGTTCCAATATCAGTTGGAAGTTGTCCCACAGCTATTTTTAGAATTTCTCCCTTAGTCAAAGTAAAAGTACCCTGCATTTTCGCACCTTTACCATGTCTATTGTTTGAAACCGTTTCTGATCCCCATGTACCACCCCGTGCCCCATACGCCACAATCGAATACGACCCCGTCGCAGGAACAGTCCATTGTTGTATTCCTGTCGTAACGTTCAAATTACTGGTATAATCCGTCCATGAAGGTGAATACGCGGCCCTTAATTGGGTGAGTGTAGGACCAGCAGACCCCGTCGCGGCAGGAGACCCGCCGGTATTAAACGTATGTGTGGTGAAGGCGTAGAGTTCAGCGAGCCCCACAATACTGAATGTTCTCTCGGCGAACGTCCCAGTCACATTATCAGTGACTCGGAATGTTACACTCGTCGTTCCCGCCGCCCCGATAATACCTGTTATCGCACCCGTAGTCGGGTTAAGAGTGAGACTCGAGGGTAAGTTATTCGCAGGTACAGAGAATGTCACACCGCTACCCCCGACGTCGTCTGTGGCAGCTAATTCCGTATTATTCACGGACGCGCCGGTATTGAAGGCGGCCAGGGTCGCCCCAGCCGCCGGTGAGGTCCATGAGATACCCGAAAACCCAATCGTTTGGGTACTGGTCACAGTGAGACCAGCATTACCTGTGAGTTTAACTTTATAGGGTCTATTTGCGAGTTGGGGAGAAGGGATGGCCACACCCGATGCCGCGAGTTTGAAGGTAAGACTTGTCAAGCTATCTATTGTTACAGAGTCGACAGAGTAAAGGGTGGTTCCATCCACACCCAACACTTGTACTTTATCTGTTCCTGTCATAGAAGAAGTGAACCCCGTACCGGTAACGGTGATGATATGCGAGCCTGTAACACCAGCAGTACCGTCAGTCAAAGTATTGTTCGAGAGGCTTGTGATTGTGGGTGGTAATAAATTAATCGTATCAGTACCGGTCACCGTATTACCAAAAATACCCGTGATTCTAACTTTATAGGGTTTATTTGCGAGTTGTGCGCTACTGAGTACCACACCTGTTGCCGAAAGTTTGAAGGTAAGACTTGTCGAGCTGACTATTGTTACAGAGTCTACAGTGTATAGAGTGGATCCATCTACACCCAATACCAGTACTTTATCGGTTCCTGTCATCGAAGAAGTAAACCCTGTACCGGTAAGGGTGATGACTTGCGAGCCAGTCGCGGAGGTTAACAAATTATTGTTTGAGAGACCTGTGATTGTGGGTGCATCTAAACTAATCGTAGCAGTACCGAGCGCTGCAACACCCTCACTATTCGCGATTCTAATTTTATACGGTGCTTGTAACGGATCATAGCCATTGGCTGCCCCAAACACCCCCATTTGAAAACTTATTTGGTAACCGGCAGCGGCTGGTGTTGTCGTATTAAAAACACTGTATCGGTTTCCATCTACACCTTCGAGTTCAACTGTCGACCCCGTATTAATACCCGTACCTTGAACTACGAACGTCTGGGTTCCTGTATGGGCACCCTGAACACTTATCGGTGAAACACTCGTGATCGAGGGTGGCGCAGAAATAGCTCCCCACCCCGAACTCGTTGTGTACGCTTCCACGGACCCAGTTGTGGAGTTATAACGGATCATACCGTTCTCGGCTGTAACAGGTCTCTGTGCCGTAGTCCCACTAGGAACAATTAAGGATCCTGTTCCGGTTAATGTAAGGTCTGTTGACTCAACCCGACCTGAAACAACCAGTTCAGCCGTCGATGAGATACTCACCGTAGCTCCCATAAGGGTGGTATTTGTAGAGTAATAGTAAAGTGTTGTGGGGGTACTCGCGGAGACTACAAAAGTTCGTTTCGTACCTGTACTTGTTATACCCGTAGTGTAAGGAGTTCCACTGGTAGTTCCGTCAAAATTATTTGATTCCGAAAATATAAAAGGGTTATTCAAAAGAGTCGAACTAGATAGGTCAAAAATATATGTTTGGTGTTGGTGGAGTTTGATGGGTTTGCGTATAATTCCATCTATATAAAATGCACCACCCGCTGCCGTTACCACAAATGTCTTAGTAGTTCCGATCGTGACTACATTACTCGTGAGCGACGTCGTAGAAGTAACACTTCCTGTAACGGTTATATCCTTCCCCACCGAAACGTTCCCAGTCGTATATGAAATGTTATCCCCCGTCTTTGTCCATGCCCCTTCCGCCTGAAATATGGATCCATTTTGTTTTAAATTTCCCGTTAAGTTTATATCACCGGTAATGAACAAATTAGAAGAAACAAGGGCATTCCCAGTAACGGTCAAATTAGAAGAAATGAGAGCATCCTCATTTACATTCAAGTTTCCACCCATGAGGAAGATGTTACTGGTCCCATCAGAGATCCAGTTCCCCGCAACGATCTTGATGTTACTCAACCGCAACCCCGATGTGTTAAAAAAGTTGATGAATTCACCCTCTAGTGCGGGGCGAACGACATTGTCCTTGTACGAGAGATATATGGTTCCGTCGATAGTCACGCTGATGTATTGTTTTTCGAATGTCACATAGACCTCCCCGTAAGTGGTGTCTAAGTTGGGGATGTTTGTGGATGTTGCTAGTGTCGCGTCATTGTACTTAAGTGTCAATGTCGTCCCACTAAACGCGAGGGTGTACCCATTCGCAGCGGTACCATTAACTGTGTTACGAAAGTTGAACGAAAAGATCCCTTTAACATTGAAGGCGGCGACCCAGACGTTGGGCATTTTTATATCCCATTGTTTGGTTGCGGTGTAGAATGACAAGTCCTCTAGAATTATAGTGTTCCTCTGGATCGTATTGATAAATGTGTCTAAGCCCGCCGTACTGTCCACTGTCAACTTTCCCACCCGTAATGTAGCATTCGGAATGTTTAATACACCCTGGGGTGATTGTATTGACATAGTTAATATTAAGGTAGGTTTTTATAACCGACGAATGACGAACTTTAGAAACTTTGGTATTAGGTTTGTAAAGTTGGTTAGGGTCGTGAATTTTCATGGTTAGGGTGTGGGAACGGATGGCCACTCAACACCTGTGAGTTTTCCATCTTCATCAAGGTCTGGTGAAGACATAGCCGGGAGGTCACGGAGATGTTGGCGGTAATCATTCCATTTTTTACGGGTTTCAGTTTTTATTGGATAATCTAGAAAGGCGTACTTATCCGTACTATTGATCAGTGCGTCCCGTTCAGAACGGAGTTTCGTCATCGCATCTTCTTTACGTTTTTCCAATGCTTCTTGGGCTGCAGTTTCCTCTAGTGTGGGTTCGTAAAAAGGGGGGACTGGTTCTTCTTCCATATAGTATATACTTAATGTTATAATTTTGTGATTCTTACATACCCACTCTGGGCATCGACTGTACGTATAGAACTTGATGTATTGATGCTACTTGAGTTATAGGAACCACCACCTCCACCACCTTCATAAGTCGACCAACCACCACTACCACCACCACTATATCCACCACCACCACCTGCGCCCCAGCTATGACACGGTTCCCATCATTGGAAATGGAGACACTAATACCGAAATTGTCATTCGAATTTACAACTTGCATACTAGGTGAATCCAAATGTTTGATGATTTATATACAAATAAATTTGTCATCTAGGATGGAGACAAACTTTATTACAATTGTGTAATTATTACCTTACCATGACCGTTATTGCTATCGGATGAATTTGACGGAGTGGAACCATTATTATAGGAACCACCACCTCCACCGTCTTGGTGACTCGACCAATTACCGGAACCACCACCACTATACCCACCACCACCACCTGAGGCCAAGCCACCACCACCACAACCACCACCAAATCCACCATATGTAGAGTATGCAGTCCCGTAATTCACAGCACCTCGACCACCACGACCACCGCTCAGGTAAGCCTTAGCTCTATCTGCAGTAGACACACTATTTGCGTTTTGGCCATCACCTGTATACCCAGCACCAGCACCGTACACCCCGGTACCACCATTACCACCACTTCCACCAGCGTAGTTGTTGTTACTGGCACCACCTCCCGTGCCACTGGTCGCAGTGGTTCCACCCGCACCAATACGATTAGTCCAGCTATTCTGGGCGGCACCACCACCACCACCTGCGATGACCAGTATAGAAGAGGTTGAGGAGTTATACGGTGTTTTAATTACAAATGTACCACCACCACCACCACACAAATATGTAGAGGGCTGATTTCCATGCTGACCCAGTACTCCCATCTGGCCTACTAGTATTTGAATGATTTCACCTTTTGTCAGTGTGAAATCTCCGCGCATACGAGCACCATAACCACCCCTATAGCTGGACGTGCTGCCCCCTTTTGCCCCATATGCCTCAATCCTGTACGATCCCGTCAGGGGAACGGTCCATTCCTGTATTCCTCCATAAGTGCCCGTAACGCTCAAAAAATTGTCAGCATCTGTCCATGAAGGTGAATACGCGGACCTCATTTGGCCGATTGTGGGACCAGTCCACCCCGTCGCACCCGCATTCGTGAACGTGAATGGGTTTTGAGTAAAGCCGTAGAGGCCCACGCTGATAACGAATACTCTGTCTGTGAACAATAGATTGACATTATCAGTCACTCTAAATGTTACCTCCGTTTCATTAGTGTTATAACCCGCGTCGATAGTACCCAATAGTACACCTGTACTTGGGTTTAAAGTGAGACCTGGTGGTAAGTTAGCTGAAACTACAGAGAATGTTCCCGCCCACGATCCACTCGATGACACATTAGCCCCATCTTTAGCGACTAATGTGGTCGAGGTGGAGCTAGATTTATTAAATAAGAAGTTAACACTAGCCGTCGACCACTCGGGTGCTAACCCAATCTTATCAGCACTGGACCCATTCAGACCCGTGATGCTAGTAACTCTAACTTTATATGGTGACTGTGCCCTGTTGTAGCCACCACTCGCCCCAAGTGACCCCATTTTAAACGTTATTTCCGTACCAGCAGCGTTTGGTGCCGTCGTGTTGAAAACATCATATAAAGTTTCATCAACACCCACGAGTTGTACAATCGATCCGTTAGTAATACCAGTACCTGTAGCCGTGAATACCTGGGTTGACGTATCAATCAATTGTGACTTAAAATTGAAGACCTGGGCTGACCCAGAGTCTGTTGGACTGTCATCAGCATACGCCCCACAAATGGTATAGGTCCCATCCCCTGAGATGGCGACACTCTGACCGAAGTAGTCGTTGGAAGCTGGGCTAGGGTGGACGAGCATTTTGTTGAAGGTCCAATCGTTAGTACCTGTAGTTCTGTCAAATATATAGGCTGACCCAGCGTCACCCCCACCCAAATTAGTATAACGCGCCCCAGCTATGACACGGTTCCCATCATTGGAAATGGAGACACTAGTACCGAAATTGTCACTCGAATTAATACTTTGCATACTCGTCGTGTGTTGGACCTCTTTTTCATATACCCAACTTATTGGAGTAGTAGTTGTATCTCTCCGAAATATATGGGCTGACCCCACGTCGTTGGTGTTGGTACTGCCACTAGTGTTGGTCCCATTATCACCCGACGCCCCCACGATGACACGGGTCCCATCCCCTGAGATGGCGACACTAGAACCGAATACGTCACTGGATTCAGTACCTAGGTACCCCCCCGTGTTGGTGAGCCTTTGTTCAATGTTCCAGTCATTAGTAGTCGTATTTCTTTTAAACACATAGGCTGACCCAGCGTCACCCTCTGGGGAGTCAGTATAACGCGCCCCAACTATGGCTAGACTCCCATCCGTGGAGATGGAGACGGACCAACCGAACTGGTCACTCGAATTTACAGTCTGTCCAGTCACACCCGAATGTACGAGCTGTTTTTCATGGGTCCAAGAGATAGGGGTAGTAGTCGCATCTCTTACAAAGATATGGGCTGACCCCGTGTCGCTTCCACTGACGTCATCTGAATACGCCCCAACGATGGCACGGGTCCCATCCCCAGAAATGTCTACACTACTGCCGAAGTAGTCGTTGGAAGCTTGGAGGGGGTTGCGGAGCTCATCTTCCCAGGTCCATACACCATTCGCATCTCTTACAAAGATTTGGGCTGACCCAGCGTCACTGGGAACGTCATCACGTTCTACCCCAACAATTACACGGTTACCATCATCTGACATGGAGACGGACCAGCCGAAATGGTCACTGTTTGCAGGGGTTGGGTGCGTGAGCTGAGCTTCATAGACCCAGAAGTCGCTATTCGCAGCTCTCGTATAGATATAGGCGTTCCCCGGGTTGGAGGTTGCGCCACTAGGCTGGTCATCATACCGCGCTCCAACAATGGCACGAGTCCCATCCGCAGAGATGGAGACGGACCAACCGAAATGGTCACTGCTTAGAGGGTCCGGGCTGCGGAGATCTTTTTGGTGATGGAACCCTTCTAGGTAACCACCAGTGGCCGTGATACCCGTAGGTGAAATAGCAGTGATCGTGGGTGGTGATACATTAGTCCCCCACCCCCCACTCGCTGTCGTAAACGTCTCCATGGCCCCCGTGTCCGAATTATACCGTATCATTCCCGGAACACCTGTAGACGGGCGTTCTCCTGTATCACCCACGGGAACGATAATAGCCCCTGTGTGGTTCACATCCAATACCGCGCGGGGTTCGGTTATAGCCCCGACGGTGACACTGTGTGTTGAGAATATGTTACTCCCAACCTCACTCCACGCATCGGCAGCTGACTGTGCCTCATAATCCTCATCATTATCCACAAAAATATCAGAAATTCCCTTTGTAGCATCTATACTCTTCGTATACGCTTTCCAATGCTGAAGTTTTAAATCCGCAAGTGTCCCTATACCATCTGAGGGGAAGTGTGCCTTTAAGTAGGTCACCGCAGCCGCCCCCGCTGTGGCTTCATTTGTAACCCCTGGAATTGAGTGAGCGATCGCAAGTTCTTTTACAAATTTAGGGGTTTTATTCAATTTACGCCGTTTAAATTTCATCTTCCCACCACTAAATGCAATCTTCGCTGCGTCACCAATCCACATAGAATTATTGTCAACAAATATGTCACGTATTTTATAATCGGCTGACCCGATATCGAAGGCTGCGTTAGTTGTGGGGATAATATGACTACCAAGTGCTATACCCCCCTCTAATTGTGCACTCCCGGTAACGGTTAAATCTGTAGAAGTGTAAACGT